ATCCTTGATGATTTGTTTTACATCTTTCATGTTTTTATGGAGTTGTTTCTTAAAGTATTTGCATACGACTTCTGTACCGAGAGTTCCTAGTATTGCAGCGAGTCCAACGACCGCTAAAGTTGGCACTGAAGCCCACATTAATACTGCTCCTGCCGTTAAGCTAGTGAAGCCGTTTAATATAGCTTTAGCACCGAATCACATACCATGAATCTGAGTTCTGAGTCGCTACAGACTTTGCTAAGTAAATAGCAAAGCCTATTGCAAATAAGAAAACTGTTAAGTAAATATCGCCTGTTTTCATCTTATGTCGCTATCAATCCATGAGAACGTAATGCAGTTAGTATTTCATTCACTTTATTGATGGTTTCTACCGCTGTTGCTGTCGTTGCTAAATTAGTAATAGCTTCTAATTGACCACCAACAACTCGTTTACCGTCAACAAGGAATCCTGCACCTCCTACTTCCACTGCATCTGTGAACGTTGCTTTAAGTGATTGATCAACAGTTAGATATTCATGACCGTTTAGTCTGTATTGAACAGTTCCATACGGTTGTCCTGAATTTGTATGAGAAACTAATACATTATGCAGACTTCCATAAGTACCATTACCGAGTAAACCCTTGACTTCAAAAGCAACAAGAGTTGAATCACTGCCTTGAGCGTCAATTGTATAACTTACTGTATCTGATTTCTCAAGTCTGTGATCATATTTAGATAGAGGAACATCCGTATTGTAGCCAACCCAAGCAAATTGTCCATTACCTTCTTTTGCAAAAATAGTTGGTCTATCTACACCGTATCCAATACCAACACCTCGTTTACTTGATACCATACCTTTACCAATTAGCTGACATCCATTGTATGCTGTTAAGAAGCTACCATAAGCAAAAGCGAAGTTACCGTATGCCTTTGATTCATAACCATGCGCCCTTGCAGCAGCACCTTCTTCTCCTTCACCTGTACCATAGTCAGGATGTGTTGGTAATGCCTTACCAGCAAAGCAGTTATACCCATCAGTTGATGTATATCGAGATTCAGAAATACAGTTTTGACCCATCGCATTTGAGATTCTTCCACGAGCTTGAGTATCTTTACCGATAGGCTAATGAGCAATAACCATAATTAGCTCCATCAGAAGGTACATCGGGATTACCTGTACAGGAGCCTGCACCGCCTGTAATACTTGCAACACCATAAGCTACGCAATCATGTCCTAATGCCGTCGATAAATAAGCAAATGGAACATTATTTCTACCAAATGCAACACCCCCAATTGGTATGTTTGAATCATTCCATGCATTAGGATTATTTAGACCTCTAAAGTTGTTTAAATTGTCATCTAAGTGCATTGGATCACTGATTCCATATAATAAACTTGCTTTATTTGGATCAAGTTTAAGCAATACTGGTGATCCTAGTACTTTTGGATATTCACCATTTCTTATTGTTTTTCCATTAATTTGTTGCTGTGTTTCACCTGAATCAGTGAATACGATACTGTCTGAAATACCGTGAAAATATTGTTGGATTTGTATTGTTCATAGTTACCATAAAATCTGTGTAAGATTTTGCATTCAAAGCTACCTGTAGATCCCCATTAATTCTATTTTGAATTTCTTGTTGTTGTATTTGCTGAACTGTTGCTAGTGTCAGTGTATTTTGAGTGATTTGTGTTTGTAATATTTTATCTTGCTTTGCCCTTTCAAGTATCTCTTTTGCGAGGTTTTGAATAATGACTGAATCGGTATAATTCAGTTCTTGTAATATACGGATGATTCTATTCAAATCTTCATTTAGTACTTCAGGTCTAAAACTATTGTTATACGTTTCATATTGGGTTGAACGATCTATACTTGTTTTTCTTTCAACTTCAATTATTGTATTTGCTGTAGGTGCAAGATAAAAGACAATTGCATTAAGTGGGCGATCATAACTGTAATCATTCGTTGATACGACCTTTCCATTTGCTGTGACTTTAACATTATCCTCATCTTCTATTTTAAATAGAGTTGGAAATACTGTTGTAAAGCCATTCGCTGTAAATGATTGATAAGGTAATTGATTTTCTACTGTCATTCTTTAATAAGTCCTAATTATTATTTATTTTTTATTGTTGTATTTATACTTGTAATTATCGTTGTATTAAAAATCAACTTTCATGTCTAAGTATTGGTTGTTTGGAAGCCAATTGTTGTTTTGATCAAAACTTGGATAATGATCATTGCTACCAATTTTGATTGGTTCAGAACTAATACCACCGTGCTAAGCTGTCGATATAGTCATCTTCATTATTGGTGATAGATGGATCGTATAAGCGCATTTGCTTCACTTGTGGGCTATCTTGTCCATTCAGTTTTAAAACTGATTGGTGTGCATATAGGAAGCCTGAAAGTAGTGGTGCTTCGATCGCTTCTAAGATACGTTTATTTTTATTCAGCGTTTCATGTCGTTCTATGACACCGCAATATATGCCACGTTTCTTGAGTACACTTCTAAGGATAGAAGGGAAATAGCCACCTATGCCGATTCGTTTCGATGACTAAATTGGGCAACTTAAACTCTTTAACGAGATCTGCAACTTGCCATGCTTGACCACCTGTAAACTGTCCATTGTCATCTGTCACAGCTACATCACCCAATAAAGCGATTGATCTGTGCCAATATAAGCGTCCTTGTTCATCTTGTAGCACTAAAGCAGCCGCTGATACATCAGACTTAGTTTTTCCTGAAGATGGATCTACTTTTAAAGTAGCTGATACGATACGTTTATCACCAAGCATCATCATTGTTGTTCTGTTAGCTGTATGGAATGTTACTTCTGCTGAATATGGAATTAATCTGTCAGGATCTAATCTAATTTCATTGATTGATCTATTATGCATTAAATATTGAGAATCCCATTCGCCAAGTGTCGTACATTCTTTTCTACGTTGTTCCATTACTTCAGAAGTGAAGCGATCAATCCATAGTGCTTCTGAATAACAGTCGATTAATGGGTAGGATTGTTTCAGCTTGATTAAGTAATCTGTTTCTTGCTTAGTAATGGTGTAATCATCAAAATCTTTGAGTAGCTTGGCATGTGTTCCAATACCACTAAATATATAAATAGGCTTAAAAGTCGTTCTTATTTCTGTTTGGTTTGAAGTAAATCGAGCTTCCTTTTCAAACATTTTTAAAACTAAATTATTTGCCTCTGCTTCAATCAAATTTGCATATAAACTGTCTTGAGCATGTGGAGTACCAACAAATAATCGTTGCCCTTTGGGTATGAGAATATGAATCTGTTCAGATAATCTATATCTCAACTTTTCTCTTAATTCAGGACTAGCAGTAGTTGTAGGCGTTTCTGTATCATCATTAACTATAAGACTTGCCCTTGCGCCTGTGACGTTTGAAAGAATACCTCTTACATGCATGTTGCCATGTTTTACTTCACTAGATCCTTTAATCCACCATTTCGTTACAGATCCTCTTTCTTGTTTACAATTCCAAGCTAAAGGATTTTGTTCAAGCATCTGAGCTGTAGCTCGACTTGTTTTCTTTGCATCTGCATCTGTAGCTGATTGAGCAAGGATGAGTTCTTCAGGATCTTTATAAAGTCTGTAGGCATTGAATATCTCAAGTAGTGTCGATTTACCATGTCCGTCTAGGCATCATGAGTACACCTAGAGATCCAAAGTTATCTAAAAAGTCGCATACAGTTAAATGAAAGTCTGGAACTATCCAATTTTGAGTATGTGCATAGACTAGATAAAATTCAGTAAATGAAGCTTTCTTATTTTTCTTCATCTTTTTTAGATACCTTTTTACGTTTAATTTGTTCTTTACGGATCTGTTGTAATAGTTTTTCCGCTTCAGCTTCTTTTTGTTTTTCTTCATCTTCTACTGTAGCTGTATTATTTTTATTCTTAGCTTCTAATAGTTGTTCGATACGTGCTGCAATAGCCAAAGTTTGGTTAGCAGATTTGTAGAGCCAAAAAGCATCACCACGTCCGAACCTTAGTTTCTTTGTCGCAGTTATTCGCACGTTCACATAGATCAACTGTGTCTAGTAATGATATTTCCTGAATACGGATTAATTCAGACTTGTATTCTTCTATTTTACTCATATTTATAGTTCTAATATTAATTATATTTATCGTTGTATTTTATATTGTATTAAAAAGGCTAGATGAACTAGCCTAAGTTATCAGTGATTATTAATTAAAGTACCAATTGTCTTACCGCCACTCCTAGACGGCAATATAATTTGTCCATTATTCAAAAGAATATAGTTGGCTTCAAGATTTTCAGGTATAAGTTGTTCGCAACCATTGGCTAAAACTATCTTTTTACCACTTGTTGTAGGGAGTTCATTTCCAACAAGCCCCTCAAGCTCAATACATTGATTATTTAGTAATCTTACTTGGAATCGAAACGTATCTGTTTCATATCCAATACCCTGATGTCTTTTCAACATATTAGTTAGAGCAATTTCCTTACCATCATCATTTAAAATACGTTTATTAGTTTTATCAATTATAAAAAATTCAGGAATCTCAACTTCAATATTTGGTGCATTTTGACTAGGTAGGTGTTCCTTTAGAAATTTAACTTTTATATACCCCGATGGTAAATGCTCAATTTCTTCATATTCAATTGATGAACCATTCCAAGATATAGAACCATTTTCTTTTAATGGAAAAAAATATGTTAGCTTTGTCGTTTGCATAAACATTTCTCTATTGCTAGTAGTTGTAAAGTATATTTATTTATTGGGGTTAATTTTAGGAATTTCAATACTTTCATTATTCATATCCCACCAAAAGCCATTGCCGAGCTTTTCAAGTCTTGCTTGCTTCTTATCACGATAGTTTGGATCAACCATATCTTGTAGTTCACTCACAACTAAACGATCGAAGATCAGTCTTATGTACCACAAATTTTGAAAAGGCGTATTGTTCTTAATCGTATTAATGGCTTCAGCACTGTAAGTCGATTCACGCTCATCTAAGAACTGTTTACCGCCACCTAAAGCCATTGTTCCGACCGACATAATATCTTTAAAGGCTGCTGGAATAACGAAGTCTTTAATACTACGATCTGTAGGATCTGCTGTAGCTGATACGGCATCTGCTAAAAATGAAGCACTGCCACCTTTCACAATCGACTTCATATAGAAGTCTAAAGTTGTTGGATCATCAAAATCTTTACCATTTGTTAGGTTTTGAACTTGAGCAACGATACCGCCCATCACTGTTGTATAAGCAAACATCTTAGCAAAGTACACAAACTTCTCTTGTGGCGTATTCTGTGCAATACCACGTTGCCAAATTCGCATAATGAAACTCAATGGAAATTGTTTAAATTGATAAAAAAAACGAGCTAATTCATTAGTTGCTGTTCCACGTTCACGTCCAATTGACATGAAAGTTTGTTCCCTAGCCCCGAACTTCTAATACTGCTGCATTCGTTTCAGTATAGATATGTGACATATAAGTATTGGCTAAATTCTCTTTATGTTTGAATGCAATATCAGCTAATTCTTGAACTGTATAGCCTTCTCTATTCACTTGATATGTATCTAAAAATAAGTCATCTGAAGCTTTGAATATATCTTGATTGGTAATTAACTTTTCACCGCCTGGAGCTTCAGTACGATCAATTTGTCTAAGTAGATTCCAATGATCTTCTTTAATACCACCGCCTTCTAACATTTTCTTATCTTTAGCACCTATTTCATGCCATTGCTTAGAAGTGTTTAATTTACTGATTTGATGCATTAACGCTGTACCAAAACCACGTTTAGCTGAAGCTGTGATATGGTTCAAACCTGAAGCTTTAATCAAGGCATTGGCTAGTTTTCTAACACCTGTATTGGCTTGTGTGAGTTTAGTTGAAGCTGAAGCAATGTCTGTGTCACCAAATCTTACAAGGCTATTGGTCATTTCACGTACACCGCAAACCGATTGAGATAGCAAAGTCATGATTTTCTTTATTGAAAAACTGTTTCATGTGATTGCCGAATACTTCTCTATACGCAATTCCATTCATTTCTGAAGCAAGTTTCATGGTTGCCTGATCTGAAAATGCTGTAATAAATGCGCTTCCGCATTTTTGTGGCTACCGTCCACGATCGTAAAATACCACCGACTTGAGCAAGTTCACTGTCGATCGGTAAGGCTTGTCCTGCAAGTTCGTCATAATGTCGCTCGATCAATTTAGCTTGTTTCTGAATCTTTCTATGCTCATTCACATATTTAGGATCTTGCATCATTTTATTAAGTAGATCATAACCCATTTGTTTGACCATTTTTTCAGGATTTGAACCAAAGTTCTGCATTAAGGCAATCTCTGTACTCATACGTCTGATGTGGTTTGATAGCAAGTCATGGAAGTTTACGTCACCATATTTTTGCTGGTATTCCACCCAAGCGTCAGCGTCCTTAAAGTGTATTTCCCTGGTATGTTGATGCATATTTTGCATGTTTAAGCCTACAGGAAGTTCAGCTTCAGATTGTACGTTGTGGTACTTCAATGCATCTTTATTGTGACCTTCACTTGATATAGTCGAGTACACCGCACGTAATACATTCTTAACTTCTTCATCGTTCATGAGCTTGCCATCTTCATGTCTGTAGCGACCACGATCGGTCATAGGAAAAACTTCATTCACCCAAGATTCTTTACCGTTCTTAATGACTTTATAAAAGCTGTGAGATTGAGGTAAGCCATAGTTAGCAAGTTTTTTAATATCACCGCCATATCTATTAAAATGTAATCTAAGATTTTCTAAAGTATCAGTTACAGATTTAGCTAAAGCTTCAATTTCTGCATCACCTGATTTTTTGCCAAATATTTCTTTAACCAATACAACGACTTTATCTGCATCAAGTAGGAAGCCCATATTCTTTTGAGTTTTACCGAATACGTCAGCCAATGAACCCATGTATCTATTTTCAATGTTTTGAATATGATGTTCGACTGTAGAAATACCTGATTGATCTGTATGCATGACTAACTTGCGATTTAATGACTCCAATGGATTAAGTGTTGGATGACTCAGCAATTCTTTAGTTAATTGCTCTCTAATCTCAAGGTCATTGATTAGATTGGATACGTCTTTTAAATGCTGATTGGTATAGTTTTCGATTGCTCGATCTGCTATAGCTTCAGCACGTTCTTCGTCAGACATAGACTTCCATTTTTTAATATCTTCAGCAGGAAGTTCACGACTAGCCTTTTTAAACTCATGTTCGAGCATTTCAGCTTCTTTTTGAGATAGCTTTCTACCTAATACGTCCTCTACGGCTTTTTTACATTGTTCTTTCATTTATTTCTCTTATTATGATGCTTTCTTTAAAGCGCATGAAGCTAAAGTTTGCATAGCTTTTTTCATGGTAATGATATTGTCTTGTTCGTTTTGAAGTTTTTGCTTCCATTGAGCTGCTGTAAATTCTTCACCTGTACGTTTACTTGCAATTGTTTTAGATGGATCTGCTTCTAATCGAGCGATCGTATCTATACCTTTAGGCACTTGGGATAGATAACCGTAGTTATTGGTATTAAAAATACGGTTTAGGGCGGTTTCAATCTCTTTATTGCCTGCATGGTTCTTAAAATCAGATTTATTTAAACGTCCTACATGAACAGAAATAGTTTTTCCTGCACTGTCTACCGTTCTAGCCACGTATGAGTCACGATATTTTAGTTCTTGAATTAGATTTCCATCTTTATCTGTATGTGTTCTGCTCAATTCCTTATGAGCCTTCTTATTTTCATAACGTGTAGCTTCATTCCAATCGACTTTTATTGAATCGTTTGGCTTAAACTCTTTTTCACCACTTTTAACTCTGACACCTTCTGCTGTATGTGGTATTGGAGTTGTTTCAATATCCTTGATCACATCATCTATCATTTTAAAGAGATCAGCATGTGCATCTGTGTCTAAATGTGGATCAGTTTGTTTAACTGTAGATGGTGTATCGAAAAACGAAGATTCAAAATCAAACATACCAAAATCATCTTTAATTTTTGTTGGTCGTGGTTGGAATAGTGTTTCCATATCAAGTATATCAACTACAACATGGGGTACAGTTTCCTTAAAATCTGCTCGATGAATTGTATCATCTAATGCTGATAAGTCTCGGCTTGCAATTGGAGCTTCAGACGTTATAGCTGTATCGTCTACACGTACTGAAGAAATTGGTTCACCATCCACCATATTTGAATATTTGTTCGCTGTAGCTTCATGAGCTTGCCAATCAAAACTATCACCACTTTTCAGTTTAGTTTGACCTCTAGCCCATCCGATAATTGTTCCTTTACCACCTAATGCGGCCCTTGCTTCATCATTGCTAATATTCTTTTTATCAAGGAAGGATTTTTTCCATTTTGAATTGGCTTCAATCTCTTTTCTTAAAAACTCGAATTGAGCTGTTAAAGATTCATTGGTACGTTTAAATGTTCCATCTGCATTCACTAAGCCTTTGGCTTGCATGTGGTTCATTAAATTAGTTAATCGCCCTTTCCCTGCTAATGCATCTTGCCAACTAAAAATACCTCTATTAGTTTTATGGTTCGCCTGGTCCTGATGTGAGCCGAACATAGTATCGAGATTGAATCCATTTTCTCGACCAAGTTCCCCGACTAATGCTCTAGCTTGTGAAGGTGAAAATCCTGCTACTTGAGCTGCTTGATAACTGTCTTTGACACGTTGACTTTGATTACTATGAACTAGAGCTTTTATATCAAATTGAGCTGTAGGTTGTTTAGGTGTGCCACCTGTAGCTTGTTTGATTTTAACCTTTTCACCTTTCATAACTTGATCAATCGCTGTATTCAAATTTGCTTCATGTTGAAGTGTATCTGTCATTGTTTTTAGTTCGGTTGGGCTACTGTTTAAATCAGCTTCTTTAATCGCTTGATCTATGGTTGCTTGGGCTTCTGCTTCAATTTGTTTAAGTTGATCTTGCGATACATTAGGATCTTGTCTAGCACGACCTAAAGCCCAAAATGCAGAACCAATACCAAGGTTCAAAGCAATCATTGTAGGATCTGTCGCCATTTCCTTATACATTTCGCCTTGTTTCTTATACCCCTTATTTTCAAGAATATCTCCTTGAACATAAGTCATAGCTTGCCCTGCAATGGTTGTACCACCTACAGTAGTGGCATAATCTTTGATTGCACTTTTAAATACGTTAGACATTGGAACGGCTGTTAATGCAGCCATAGACACACCTGTAATATTGGATACTGTATCTGCTGTATTCTGATCTACACCAAGTTGTTGAGTTAGTCGAGTATGTTCTATATCACGACTTCCTAAACCCACTGTTGCTACAGCACCATAACCACCAAATACTGCGCCTGTTGCTGCTTGACCTACAACTTCACCTAAACCTGAAGCAATATGACCTGCTGTACTTTGATTTTTAGGTGTAAGTGCTTCAAACGTTTGTTGTCCACGTCTATCAGCGACTTCATCACCGCTCTACAAAACGGCTTACTGCATTAGAAACAGATAACACACCTTTAGCTGTACCTGATAAAGCACCGAGTCCAATATCTGAAGCTGTTCCACGTTTATAAGGTCGAATGTCTGTACCGTGTGATTGATCAAATTGTTTGTCTTGTTGTGTAAATTCTTCGCTTAATAAGCCCATGTTGTTCCTTTATTATTGTTTTGGAGGTATGGCAATGAAATAGGGTTTACCTGTTCTTGGATTATTTAATACTGTGCCGTTCGGCTGAACAAATTCAAATAAATGGCTATAACCTGATTTACGTCTTATTGCATAGTCATCAAGGACTTGTAAGTCATAGACAATACCTGTTTCTTTTTTAAATGTTGTACGGAAATGTTCTTCTAAATAGTCTTGAAAAGTATCTTGTGTGTAGCCATAAGGCATAAAAACAGTATTGGTATTCTTACCAAAGCTTTGCTTATAAGTACCACCTGTTGTCACATCAAACGCTTGTTTAGCCAATTCCTTATTAATAAATGGCTTTCCTTTTTCATCTACTTTAATTTTGTCAGGATAATGTTTAGCTAATCCGATATAAGCTGAATATGCCATATTTGCATAAGTACGATATTCAAGTTGTCCTTTTGTTGTTGAGTTACCAAATTCTGATGCTACTTGGTTTTCAAATTCTTTTTGACTACCTAATAACTTATCTTCACCAGTTTTAAGTAAATGTTTGCCTTCTAAAATTAAGTCAGCTACTCGAACATTTGTGCCATGCAATACAACATCCATTTGATTGAGTTTTGCTACACCAACATAATCATAAGGATTATTAGGACTAATCAATTTAAAGTATTCTAATTGAGCGTCTTTGTTATCCCCTACCATTTTAGTTAAGTCAGTAAGCATAGTTCTTTGTTGTTGTGGCGTTGCATCAAAATAGCGATCGGTAAATGCTTTACGTTCTGAAGTGTTCCATTGTATCAGTGAACCTACACCACCATTTTTCTGTTTATTTTCAGCTAGGATTTGAGTAGTTAATTGAGCTTGTTTAAAATTTGCTTTACCTGTACCAATTAATTCAGGTGCAACATGACCAACATTAGGTAATAAAGCCATTGGATCATTATTAGCTCTTTGCTTAGTTGTAGTAGAAATCGCTTTAAACATATTCAATTGTCTTTGAAGCAATGAACCATCTGATTGTGGTGTACCTTCTAATGATGTAGTAATTGAAGATATACGTCTTTCTTGTTCAAGCGGTGATAGTTTTCTAAACGCTTGAGCTTCTTTATTCATTGCTAAATCTTCACGGACTTGTGCTTCATATTCCGTTCCTGCAACTTTAGCTAATACAGCTTGTGTACGTTCTGCTGAAATTGGAAAACCTGTAAGAGCATCAGTTCTAAAATCATTGGCGAGTTGTTTGGCTTCATTCAATACTTTTTGTTGAGCTACAGCTTGTTCTTTGTTGATACGGTCAATTGTATCTTGGATCTGATTTTTATAAGCATCCCTAGTTTCAACTTTCATATTAGGAAAAATACTGTCTACGTCATCATAGACCTTCTTTAAGCCTTCAACGTCTTTATCTGTTTCTAGGTGAGTAAGTACACCTTTACCATCTGACAAATCTCTGCGTTGTTTCCAATGATCTAATTGCTCAACTCTTTGTTCAGGCGTTAAGACTGGATTACGTTCAAGTGTTGCTTTGAATAAAGCTTCAGCTTGTTCACGGTTTTCTATTTTTAAAGTTGCTTCTGATACTTGCTGAAAATCTGCATTGATCTTGTTGCGTTCAACTTCATAAGCCAATGGTTTAATTGTTTGGTATGAATCGAATAATGTCTTTTCAGTATAGTAGTTAAATTTATTTTTTTGCTTTTCAGGTATTGAGCCTTCAAAGTTAGCTTTTAATTCATCATTTTTAAGTTGTAGATAGTCTTTAGCAGATTGTTCATTCAATTCGCCAGTAACTAACTTTTGCTTAGTTTCAGTTAAAGTGTCGTAGTACTGTGCGCTATATTTAGAAGCTTCGACATTGAATGTATATTCGTCTTTTTCATCCTGTATCTTCTGTTGCTCATGTAATTGTTTAGCTGAAACGTGTTGTCCAACTTGAGTTAGTGTATCTACAGCTTGAGCGACTTGCCCTGCACCTGTATCAATAACTCTACCCTGTCCTGCTTGTGGCATAACGCTACCAAAGTTGCCTAATGGGATTTGTGCCATCGATTAAGCCCATCCTGAAGAATTTTGTTTTAATCTGCTTGTGTCCATCGTTAAAGCATTGGATTGAATACTGTTCACTGATTGCGTTGAAGTCTTATTACTGAATGCATTTGATGGAGTATTACCATACGCATTTAAAGCTGTTGATGTTGTATTTAAAACACCGCTTACAGTTGCGTTATGAGCTTGAGAATTGAAGTTAGATGCATCGTTCTTATATTGTGTAGATTGATTCTTAGCATTGAAGAAACTTGTCCATGCGTCCTTATATGCATTGCTATTAATATCGTTATCAATCACATCGACTACGGTATTGTCTGCACTTAGATCTAATCCATTTGCTGCTGCCTGTGTTCTAGCTGAACTCGCTTGTTTACGTCCGTAATTCTCTGACACGATTTGCTTCTACACGTCCTGCACTTTCAGCACTTTGAGCATTAATTTCTGACTGTTTAGATTGTGCTTTAGATGATTGTTGCGCTGTATATACACCATAAGCTGTGCCTGCTACAGCTAAAGCTGTTGTTGCCCAATAAGCGACCGCTGCCGCACCTGCTGCTGCCATATTCTTATCCTTTTATTTATAGTTATAATAATAGTTGTATTTTTAGTGTTATAATTTCATTTCTAAAAAAGAACCTGTATGCTCGAAGCCCATCTTTTTATAGAAGTTTATTGTCTTTTCAGTATCTATCTTAGTTGCAGTTCCACACTGTATATGGTTCGCACCTTGTTCCTTTGACCACGCTATAAATGCTTTAATAAGTAGGTAGGCGGTACGGCTTCCTCTATTTTCAGGTCTGACAAAAATACAATAATCAAATGTCTGAATAGAATGTCCGAACCATTCAACGTGTATGCCTCCTGCAAAGCCACCAAGTATTTTTCCTGATTCATCTTTGCAAACCAATAGGCATCCTGTAGAGGGAAAACACACAAGGCTTTTAAGGTGAAGTTCGACTTTTTTTATGTCCATTGGACGCTGTGAGTATGTTGGAGATTCATTCCAAAATTGAACTGCTATTTCTAACAGTTCGGGAATATCTATTATTCTCGCCTTTGTGGTGGTGTACATTGTTCTCCTAAAACTACTTTTGTATAAAACTTATTAAAATGTGTATTAACTTCATAGCATTGCTCAGGTAGCGAAGTCATATCTGTCGTAATTTCTATTTCTTTTGCATCTAAAAAACTGAAACTTAATAAATCTTGATTAGGATTTCTAATATAAAGTCCGCTTCTACTGTTACTTAATTCCAGCTTTTTTCGAAGGTCATCCCTACCATTTTCATCTTTAAAATATTTACTTTTTAATCCTTCTAATAAGGTAAATAAATGAGGATTTAGTTTCGAAATAATATAACTATATTCATAAAACGTAGCTTCATTTATAACTTTATTAAGTAGTAATGCAGTAGCCCGCCCTAACATTTCTGTTTGACGTGGACTCGTTAGCTCTTCTAAAAGACTTAGAGTATATTCACCAACTTCAGATGTAGGGTTTTCTTTTAGATAGTCTTTTATTTCTTCATCCGTATTTGTTCTATAACTTCTGATAAATGATACAAATTTTATAAAATTCTGCTTCTCTTTATACTTCTTATATCCTTTAAAAACCCCCATTGCTATTGTTGCCAATGGAATTGATGACAGTAAATCAGAAGCTACTCCTTCTACAGTTGCTTCGATAATTTTGTCTCCATAATTATCTAACATTTCCCATCCTGATTGAGCGATGGCTGAATCATCTTGATTGTCTTTCTTTTTCATATAAATTTCTCATAATGTTCATTTTATCTAATACTACTGTAATAAAAAAGGCATCCCGAAGAACACCTTTCTTTCAAAGCTAGGTTTTATTTATGACTTACGGTTAGCTTTTAAAAACTTTTCAACCCGAGGATCGCTAGCTTTTAAATCCACAATATCTTTACCATCAAGCCAATACTCTTTTTCATGGGTTAATTCACCCAATCCTGAATACGTTGATTTAGTACGATCTCGGATTAGAACACCCCAATGACATGCATTTCGTAGATGACCCATTACTGATGCGGCATGAGGACAATTTAACTTATCCATCATTTGAGCATTCGTAATACGTTTACCATCTAATAATTCAGAAAGAATGGCTGCTGGGTAAGTATTCCGACGTGGAAACTTATAAGGTGAGGGTGTTGCTGTTGTTGACATGGGCTTTACTCCCCTTGTTTGTCAAATCATTGAAAAACAGTGGAAATAGTCCCTTCTTTACTGGTTAGTCATCGTTCAAGTAAAACCACTGTTACACTTTTTATTTGCGTAATTATAGTTATACCTGTAGTATAAAATACCAGATTTAAGAAGTCGGCTAGCTGATGTAGGAGTTAGCTATCCATATTGACTACTTTTATCCACTATATAAAGTTGCTTAGGTTATTCTAAGTTTTCCAAAATGGCTCTAGACTTTTGTCTAGGGCCTTTTTGTGTTGCTCAAAATTATTTCAGCACGATAATGATGCATGATCATTTCTGTTAAGTCAAACATAATATTTCAAATATCGCACTTATTTGCGATTTTGACCGTTTTTTTACCTTTTAGGTGGAAACGACCCAAGAACGATGAAAAAATTAAATGTGGATCATCTGTGGATCATCTAAGGGCATTTAGAGTGTGTATTTCGGTCGATGTTTTAATTCTCTAATCTTATTGTGTCTTAATGGAATTACAAACACTATATCTTGTGTTTAATGTGAAAAATAGAGACAACGATATAAGTACGTTAAATGCTGTCGCACTAATCTTATAACTAGCTACCTGTCATTGAAATTATGCTCTAGTACTAAAGCTGTGATATGAAGCGGTAATGGTTCGTCTTGCTCAATGATGAGCTTAAAGTTATCGAAGGTATTCCATCCGTTCATTTCGATTCTCTTTGATCCTGTTACAGGTTCAGGTGGATTAAACAAGTTTTCGTTAAATTCTTTCATTTCTACTATCTGTCCATTGATCTTAGGATTGATAGATCTATACATATATAAGTTGATATAGTTAATTTTGAATAATGAAGGATTGCTTGTTGCAGGACTGCCTTGTACTTCAGGCGGAAATAAACTGACTCTCGATGTGAATTTACGTCCTATATAAATAGTATCTACATCATCTGCTACATCTATTGTGAGTGTGTTTCCATTTCTCGAAGTGATTGGAACTACATATAGGTTGTCATCGTCTTTGTAGTAAGTAGATACCTGGTCCCCTAATTGGCTAATCAGTGGATCAGTTACTGTTTTAGCGTTTCCTGCTTTAACTACAGTTAATGTTTTGACTGAATCTAATAATAAATCCTCTTTTAACTGCTCGATTTGTACTGTCCCATTCCTGTTGACGAGAAAAAATAGTTTATCTGCGCCTGTTGTTGTTGGAAGGCAGAGCGTACTCATTACTGTACCGCCTATGTCATGTCGTGCAAATGAAGTCACTGACTGTTCTCGATTAAGGGTTAAGGTTGCTAATGTGCCATCTCCGAAGAACAATCCATACCAATTGAGATGGTGATTGTTGATAGCACATTTCTTTAAAGCCCCCATGATCTTCAGGTATATGTGAAGCCAAGACTGTAAGTTCATTTGATACTAAGCCATCGGCTGAGTAGTCATAAACTAATGTTCTAAGTTTTGTACTGCCACGCTGTACGAATAATAATTCTGAGCCTACTTTTATTGGTTTGACGTTTTCTGATATTCCATAGCTTGTATGTTCTAGGATATTTGCATTGGTTGGAGTAAGTGCATTTGTTGAATTGATGGCTAATTCAGATCCACCACTAAATACGACGACTCCCCTGCTTTGGGAAAGGTGTAGAACATTGGTTAATAAGTCTGAACTTGCTGATACTGTGAAACTGTCACCATCTGTAGTAGTGGGAAGAAAGTTTGTTTCATCACCGACACGGCTAAAAAATATATAGTTCGGATAAGTTTTTGTCCCGCCTAATACCAATCGCTGTTGATAAATTGTTACGCATTTTGGATAGCCCAACTCTGCTGTAAATATGTCAGCCTTTAATGTCCAACTTCTACTAATTGCTTCAATATCGGCTTTGAGTTTTACAAGAATCTCGCCCCTCACTTCACTAGTAGAGATAAATTCATCTATACGGATAATACCTTCATTGATGAAGATAAATTTTCCTTTATCTGCTTCATTAAATGCAGTAACGCTTTCTGTTTGTATTATTTCCCAATATTCATCATCTACAAAACCACCTTCAATAGAACTACCTAATGTTGGTGTATGTCCTTGAGTGACTTTTTTTGCTTTAAAATAATTTTTTGTTCGATCTATTCTGTACCAAACTATGTCATCTTTTTCATATCGTTTAGTGTTGTCATATTCATTATAAAGTGATGCTGTAACTATCGCTTTTTTCCCTGTTGCTGTTTCTGATGATTTAATTGCAACAAATGGTGTATCTACTTCTTCTAGTGGCGGTACGCTGTAATTAATAACGTCATAAGCCCAATTGGTTAAATCTGTACTACATCTAAGCCATGATAAGGGATGATTACCGTGTGCTAAATAAAGATTATATCTGTTTTGATAGTAGGTTATTTCAGGTATATCAGTTGCTGAATATGGAGTAGCCAATGATTTGATGGTTGAACCGTTTAAATCAAGTATGTCGATCTGTAAAGGTTTAAAAACAAGAATGTAGGATTGTGTGTGGCTTAAAACAAAGGGAATGATTCTAATTGCGTTCGTTGTTTCTTTAAGAACTTGAGTACCTCCCCTTCTCTTAATTCCGCCTTCAATGATGGGAAGCATATTTAAAACTTCTTTTGCACCATTTCGATATTGAGCTAAATCAGTACGCATATAGATATGTGGACTAAGTTCGCCTGAAGTGAAGTTATTTTGAATTAGCGAAATCTTAGCCATTGTAGCGACCTCTGATAATTGCATAGTCCGAATCTTTAAAGAATTGAGGACTTGGTACTTCCTGCGCTTGGATTGCTTTAGCTTGTTTTAGTAGTTCCTGGCATTGCATGTATAAACTGTCTGCATTGCCTTGATTGCCTGTTATGGCTTTACTGATTTTAGATGCGAGATAAAGGATTAAGCATTCAGTAAATAGTGTGTCGAATCTTTCTTCATTCTTTAAATCGAATACATATACGAGTTGAAGTTGATTGTTGTTTGAAAGGATCTTGTCATTCTCAATCACATAATCTTCAGTGTTGGCATTGATAACTGTTACAAGGTCATCGGGTAATTGGAATTGGTAAGCATAGCCAAATTCAGGACATGTGCTTAATGGTGATAGTTTGATGCGCTTGGTAGCACAATGAAATGGATGAAGTCTAAGTACAGCCTTTCTTGATGTATCGTAGAGCGTTTTCATACGTCTTGCTGTTGATGTGTTTTCTTCAAATGAAGTAATCGAATCTGCACCAATCATACTTAGAGCTTGGTTAGAAATATCTACTTTAGTGGTCAATTGTAGCGTCCTTAGTTATTGTTTTTATTATGTTTAAGAAGCCCCCTACCCTGCTAGATAGAGAGCTTAATTTTATTTATTGTTCTATTTATAAATCCAAATATAGTTGTATTTATACAATTAAACTTTAAATTTAAATGCGACTACTCGTTGTTCTGAAACACGCATAGCACCAATAGATTCAATATGACCAATTGAGTGAAAACGGTTTTGAGTTTCGACTTCAACAATCTTTAAAGGTGAGATTGTATTCATACCCACTTCTACAGATTGACGTGTATAAGCGACCCCAGTTGCAGATAAACCATCTGCTGATTTAATGCCTTCCCAATGAATCCAGTTAAATCCTAAAAAATTATTTAGCTCACCGACGCTGTAACATTTGTCCTGCTAGGTAATCGGCTGAAGTTAATTCTTTATCAGCTAAGATTGCATTAAGCATTGCAGCGTTATAGGTTAAATAAATTTCTTCTTCAACTTCGTTCTCTAGGAATTTCGTTTTAATGTCGATTAACAGTTGCTTTGTAATTGGAGCTGTTGCATCACCTAACACTTGAGTTGATGGAAGTGCTACTGGTGTATATGTATCTGCACCTGTCACTTTACGTTGAGCTGTACCTAACAAGGCATTGTAAACGACCTTATCAACGTGTTTGTTCCATTTCTGACGTAAGTAGGTAAGTTGACGATCTGAAGGATCTGCTTTGAGTTTATAGAAGTCTTGAATTGCATTACGTGTAAAGTTTGGATAATCACTCATTACTGCTATGCGAGAAGCAAAGGATACGTCTGAGTATTGAGTTGCACCAAAGCGTTCAACACCTGCTTGTACTTCACCTAATGTATTTAGGATTTCATTAGCTGTAAAAGAAGTACCGTGTTACTGAACCGATATTCGTTACTGTTGATAATAGTGTGCTTTCAACCTTGCCAAGCATGGCTACAAACGTGTCACTGTACTGCTTAACGAAGATCGAATCAATTGTATCGTATGGAGTTGCCATAGTTATTATGTCCTTATTATTATAAGATTTATTTATTTTATTGTTTATTTATAAATCTATTTATAGTTGTATATTTTATTGTATTTATAGACTTATTTTGAATGTATTGTGATTGTAGAGCTAGTGTTGTTCAGTTGTCCGTATGGGCTGATAAATTGAATACCGTTCTTATCTCTACATAAGGACTTGGTATGGCTATAAGATTTATCCATTCGCCAAATGGGATCTATTTATATTCTGGAGCGGATAACGGAAATCGAATCCGTATCTGCAAAGTCGGAAGTCTTGCCACTCTACCATTAAGCTATATCCGCATGAGCCTTCTTATCTACGAAGGCTGTTGTAATAAACGTCTATACGTTCTTTAGTAGCTTTGTGTTCAGGATGGCGTGGATCATGTAATGCATCTGATCTTAATAAAGTCTGTATATCTTCCTTAACTGGTACACCATTACTCGTTGCTCGATCTTCTTGTAGTTGTGAGCCAAAATAAGCAAGTGCTTTAATCACTGCTACATTGTTTCCAATACTAGGATCATTGAAATGTTCTTCTGTTAATCCTGCTGATCTTGCTGCCTTCACTGCATTGAAGATATTTGATTCATAGTCTTTACCCCATTCAGTTTGTAATGTGTTGACTGCTGTATCTGTATCGAGTTGTGAGTTATTGGATACTAGGTCAATAGCTCTCTTATCATATTCAGTTAAGAGGAAATCTAATTGCTTGTTTGTTATACCTTGAGCATGTGCTGATTTAAGAAATGAGTTATTACTTTCATCTTTCTTGAACTCGTTAAAGTCGAAACCTTCACGCTCAATTGAATATTCATCTTCAGTCTTAGGAGGAAGGTCAGAAGTGCCGACACGTTTTTCAAGATACGCATACGAATCATTCATTTTGGATAGTGTGGCTTGATAATCAATTGATCCATCTTCACTTGTTACTTTAAATTTATCAGGAATATCACTATTAATCGTTGTATTATTAACCGTATTTAACAGTGTATTATTAGTTGTATCTATACTTGTATTATCACCAATAGATTGTTCTAAGTTGTCTGTCATTCTTTTCTCTTTTCTATATTACTTATTGTTTTTGTTCAGCTTCTTTCATACGAGCTAAGATATAGTTAATCACGTCTTGCTGTCCTAGATTGAATGCTGTTTGGTATTGGTTACTTGCATCAAAGGCTAATTTGTTGTGATAGGTACTGATCAAATCATCGAGTACCTGTTCACCTACACCATGAGCAAATGTTGAATAGTAGTTATTGTTGTTCAAGTAATTGTCCTATCTGTTCAGGCATCATGTTCTTCGCTTGATCTTTTGCTATATCAAGTCCTGTTTGTCCAATTTGAGCCATTTGTTGCTGTTGTTGAATGGCTTGTTGTTGTTCTTGTTTAGCTTGGCGTAGTTGTGCAATTTCTTCTTCAGTTCTAAGGACGTCTAACGGTACACCTAAGCCATCACCACATACTTGTACTGCATGATCGAGGTTAATGTTATCCATAATATTAGGATCTAATTGTGCCATTTGAGCCACATTCATCATTAAGTTTTGAATCGATGTTACGTGTTCTAATTTAGCTGCTGCACTCATACCATTGGTAAATGTAAAACTGATACTGTTGGCTTGCATAAGTTCTTCAGGCGCTTGTGGAAGTACACCTGAACGCATTGCTATGTCCCAAGTTCTATTTAAGATTCCTGTTGCTAGTTCCGCATTCAAGCGTCCGAAGATACTTCCTAATTGCTGTCTATATAAACTTACTCTAGCCTGAACTTCTGTTGCACTAAGTGGGCTTTGTGAAGGTGATGTTAATTGATCACTAAGTAATGCTTTTCTAATTTTGTTTTGTAGATGGACAACGAAATCTAATCCTAGCCCTACAGTTGCTGATCCTGTATCGAGTCGTTTGATACTGTCTACTTGATTCGCCATAATAATAGCGTTTGGCTTAATACGAAGTGTGTGAGGATTTACTATACCGCCATGATTAGCGACCCATAACCCACCTAAATTAAGTTCAGCAGTTTGAAGTGATAGCTTCATAATCTGATTACAGCTAATTGCATCAGGTAATACAAGTGAAGCCATACCACTACCGTAGTTACTGTTTGGAAGTTTTCTGAATCTACCGACAACACAAGGGAAGGATTCATAACCTGAATCTTTTATAATATGTTTGGATTGAGCTTCTATTGTTGTTGAAGCAAAAGGCATTGATGTTGCTACACGTTTACCTTCAGATCCGTTTAACGTGTTCCTTGCTTCTAGGGTAGATAGCGTGTATCAGTGTAAATTTTTGATCTGGGTTCTTATCTAATGCATTCTTAACTTTGTCGGATACTTTATCAATTCCATATTCTGATGCAATTTGTTCAGCAGTGAGTTCAAATTCTTTAAAGATTACGTCTATTAATCCATTGGCTTGAGTAGAGCTGATAAAGCAGTTTGATACGTCCCATGTATTAAATACATAACCACCATTTTCTTTCTGATCTATGTAAAGGATGGTATGTCCACATACAAGTAAGTCTGTTACTGCATCTGCTATTTCACTGTCATAGTTTGAAGCGTGAATATTTCTATGCATCCAATCTGTTACTTCTTCAAGCCATCGTTCGCCTTCATTTAGTTCAGATCCTTTATTAATTCCGCTTGGTTCAGCTTTAAACCATTTGCTTGATGCAGGAGTTACACCACTAATAATAGAACTTGTAAGCAGTTGAATACCATCTACAGCCGTGCTGTCGTATAACTCAGCTCTAGCATTCTTTCTTTGTTGCTCTAAGCTTGAGCCTGTTATGTCATTGAAAGAGGGCATACGGTCAGGTGCGCAATATTTATAGCATTGCTTCCATGTCTGCTCATGCTTCTGACGTTCTGATTTAAGAACTGATAAACGCTTGATTATTTGTTGTGCATTCAAGGCTTATGTTCCTGTATTGGTTTTAGTTCCAAGTGCTGTTGATGAAGTGTCTAGGCTTGATAGAAGTGTTGTCTTTTTAGCTTTACGTTTCGCTGCTGAAGCTTCATTTGATTCTTGTTGAGCAAGGGCAGTAGCTCTAGCTTCAATCTCTTCTGCACTGGCTTGTTTGGTTACTTTTGGGCTTGAAGCCATATCTGTTGTCCTTTGGTTGATTGGTTATCTGTTGTTGTAAAATGCGTGTGTGCGTGTACGTGCGTAGGTATATAGTTGTTCAGATCTATATCTGGAAGTCATGTTAAAAAGCGCATGGGATCTATGCAGTCTTTTCTTTAATTCTGTATGTTGTTGTACTGTAGTTGATGAGCTTTTAAATGAATCTCTTTTTTAAAATAGAAATATTATTATAATTATTTATAGTTTTAATTATAGTTGTATTAATAGGTTTATTATTTAAAAATTCTAAGTATTCATTAGCTTCTAAAGCATTATTGAGATTGGTTTTAGCTGTAACGATTTTGAATTGATCAGGTTGCTTGAAGTAGCTGTCAACGATACTATTTAAGGTAGCAGGGGAGTTAATGATAATGTCTAGTTTGGTTGTATCTGAGCAATTAGGATTGATTGTATGGTATGTGGTTAATACGAGTTCTTCAGATTGGTAGATTTGATAAATGTGGTACATGGTTCTCTTTATTGAAAGGTATATTTTATTATTTTGATTGTTGTTGTGGATATGAATAGATTTAACAACCTATAAATTTAAGTTATTAAAAATAAGATTTTATATTACCATTTTTTTTATTTTTGTCAATCACTATAACTTTTAGTAATACAGTCGTATTCTACATAGGCTATTTATAATTCAATATCATTAGAATTATTTATCTACAGCATTTTCAAGACAAGCTAGATACTGTTCATTTGTATAATCTTTAATGGCTTTATCTTTCAGTTGTTGAGTCGGTTTTATTGGCTCTAAAAATACTTCCTGTACTGCAACTAATCCATAAGCTTTCAAAGCTTTAGTATATTGATCAGCAATTTCAAATATTTTAGCTTTTTTTTCGTTATCATTAGTTTCATCTGCTTGTTTTTCAATATTATTTTTAACCTCAGATAATGCTTGAATTACTTTATCTGAAATTTCTGAAGCATTCATTCCTCTTTGTCTTAAAGTTTGAATGGATTTTGCCAATTCTGAAAAATATTTACAACTATTTGAAGTAGAATCTGGATCTGAGTATGTATTAGCAAAAGTAGTCGAAGACGAAACAATACAAAGAATAAAAAATATCTTTTTCATAGTCATCAAAAAATAAAAATTATATTGATTTTATCTTTATTTTTTAGATAGTTCCATACATATTCTATATCTTTATAAGCCTTCGGCTTTATAGATTTTTTGAACTCTATTCTTAATATTTCTTTATAAATTATATATTTACTATCTAATACCTATTCTTTAATAAATTTTTATATTGATATGGTATTAAATAAAAACAAATTGAAAGGCAGTCAGTTCATGGTTGGATTTGGATACGTACCTGTAAGAGTACGGATACAGATCAAAGCTTGAATACTGACTGTTAGATGGAAGGGTATGTCTATGTCCGATAAGGACATAGATATAGCTTTGCTCGTTATAGGTAAGATTAAGTAAAAATTAAATTTAAAAGCATATAAAAACTAATTTATATAAAGAGAAGAAATGACGATTACGACCCTATAGGGGAGTATGAGGAATGAGAAGATTTTTTACTTTTTATAAATAATAAATAGATATGAGAACGACTGTTAAGGAGTTCGATATATCGTTTTAAAGATCATTTATTAATATTTTTTTATAACTTTTTCTTTTAAGATAAATATATTTTTCATACATTTAAGCCATATAAAATAGACTATTTTATAGCAAACTCTAAAATCTCAAGACAAGGTTTTGTCTAGGCAATGTTTATATGTGTTTTTTGGATTATTAAAGATGTCCTTTATTTTATAATTTGTTATTAACAAAATCTAAAAATAGTAGAGAAATGTCAGATTTATTAGACAATAAAATATAAAAACTCATTTATTTATATATAGTTATACAAATATTTATCTTTTATATATTGTCTAATTTTTTATAGAGCTAAACATGATTGTACTGGCAAACCATAATCTACTACTAGTCACTGTAGAAACAGAAGTACATTCATGTTTAGCAACCAACCGACTGTACACTTTTTCTATCGAATGAGAGTAACAGAGGGCGTGGAGCTGATCACCGTTTAGGTATGATGTATGTACGTGTTATGTGTGCTTGGAATTATCATTTTTTGTTTTAAGAGTTCTTCTTTTTTTATTATTAAAAACATTAACTTATAATAAACTCAAGACAAGGTTTTGTCTTACTATCCTTTAAACAGCTATATGAATTAAGGGTTATTTGAGTATCGAATTCTAGCGAAAGCCGTACCATTCTTGACTTTATTCAAGACAAAGAGTTGTCTAACTTATCCACAGTTTTAAATTTAAAATAGAAACAACAATTTAGCAGACAAAATAAGGTTTTTAAGACAAAAGTGTCACCTTTAAGACAAATACTTGACAATGTTTGTCTTGGTTCGGTATAATCTGTCTCAAGAGGGAGAAACAGTCTCGACAACAATTTTAGAACAAAAGGAATATAAAACGTGCCAATAGGAAAAATAAGCACCGTGTTTAAAGTATATGACGCAATGATGGGTAGCGGTAAAACTACTCGTATAATAGAAGAAATTAGAACAGCAGAAAAAGAACAAAATTTTTTATATATCACTCCATTACTTGATGAATGTCACCGTATTGCAGGAACAACGTATGATGTAGACGATACTCTTAAACGTCCACTTATTACGACTGAGGACGATACTAGTGTTCATTATGAGTATGAACAGGATGCACAATTAAGAGATAGACGTTTCAAGCATCCAAGCTATAAAGGCGGTAATAAAGCTGAGAGCTTACAATACCTACTTAAAAATAAAGAGAATGTAGTAAGTACACATCAATTATTTATGAACTTAACACCAACTATGTTGGATGATGCTAAAGATTATGTTTTAGTAATTGATGAAACCATACAAGTTTATGATGTGTATTCAGAATATACAGCTAAAGAGTTAGAAGCTCTTTTCCGTTTAGGATGGATTAAAATTGACGATGACCAAGTTACTTTACGCTTTCAACGTGAAAACTTTGGAGACAATGGTGGTGATCCTACAGGAACTAAATATGAAAACCTAGCAACAATGTGTGATCTAGGGCAGCTCTTGTATGTTGACCAAAAGCTCATTGTTTGGGAATTAAGTATTGATACTTTGAAAGCATTTAAGGAAGTGTGGATTGCTACTTATATGTTTGAAGGTTCTCAAATGTCAGCATATTTAAAATCGTATGGTGTTGACTATGAATTGATTCGTTTTGGTAACAAGCCTTCACAGATCAAGCATCTTGTTAATATTTCAGATAATAAGCATATAAATACGATTGGTGATAAAAATACAGCTCTAAGCTCAAGTCAATTTAGAACAAACAAGAAAGCATTATGTGAACAACTTGCTAAGAATTTAGATAACTACTTCCGTAACCATGCTAAAGGTAAGAAAGGGGATAGATTATGGACTTCATTTAAAGAAGGTAGTTCAGCTATTGCAGGAACACGTTATAAAGATGAATGGCTTGCTTTCAACACTAAGGCAACGAATGAATATAAAGACCGTTTCAATTTAGCTTATTTGTTGAATCTTTACCCTAATCCAATGGTAGTTAAAGCTTCTGCAATGAAAGGATATCCAGTTAAAGAGGAAATCTTTGCTTTATCAGAAATGGTTCAATGGATATGGCGTTCAGCGATCCGTGAAGGAAATGAAATCAATATTTATGTACCAAGTTCAAGAATGCGTATTTTACTACAAAGGTGGTTGAATGATGAATTTGAAAACTTTAAAGCTGAAGCAACTGTAGATCATCAAGAAGGTGCTCAATTAGAATTGGTTTAATTTTAGATTATTATTTTATATAATCTAACTTGATTTTCAACTGATAATTAATTACTTATAGTAAATAGAGTGTTATAGGATCAATATGAAACTTAAAATTTCTTTGTTTTTTATTATGATCGGATGTTTAATTAATATCCATCATCAATATAATAACTTTACTGGCATGTCTGTAGTTATTGGCTATTTTATTACATTTGCAATATCTTTATTTATATTTGTATATACTCCGAATAAAAATCAGATTAAAAATTATATTGGTAAATTTTGGGTTGGTTTTAAAGAGAGTGATTGAATTTTAATATCATGTTTTGTGGAAATTGACAAGTTCTATTTTAAAGTATATAATATTAAATATAAAGAAAACAATAAAAACAAAAGTTGGGGCATAGTCAGCCCATATTAAAAAACCTTTCTGACTATAAGCAATACACAACTCAATATTAATTCTGCAATCCAATCGGATTATAAGCGGAATAAAATTATTTTAATTATGGAAAAATTATAAATGTCAAATTTAACATTACATACAAACAACGCTACAGCATATAACAACACTTCAGTTTCAATCATTGCAAACCCAAATGTTCAGACAATGAGTTCAAAAGAAATTGCTATTGTTACAGGGAAAGATCATTCAAATATCTTACGTGATATTAGAACAATGCTTGATCAACTTCAGGATTCAAATTTGAATCCTAATGATTATCAGGTGATTCTAGCTTCCAACAATATGACAGCAGAAATTTTATTGAACAAAGATTTATCAATGTGTTTGGTATCTGGATATAACGTACAGCTCAGAATGGCAATCATCAAAAGATGGAATGAATTAGAAACTCAAGTTCTTGAAATGGTTAAGCCTTCATACATGATCGAAGATCCAATTGAACGTGCTAAAAAGTGGATTGAAGAAGCTACAGCTAAACAAGCTGTTGAAACTAAATTAGTTGAAGCAACTCAAGCAATTGAAGTCATGCAACCTACAGTAGATGCGTATGAGTTGATAGCAGGGAAGAAAGGCTCAATGTGTTTCTCAGATGCTTACAAATATTTAGGCGGTATCAAGTTAAAAGAAATGAAGCAATGGATGTACGATAAAAAATGGATTAATAAAGACCGTTATGACCGTGACTCTATCGGCTACTACCAAAACATGAATGGTTATTTAGTTGAGAAAGTAACAACACACCAACCACAAATCCGTATCACATACAAAGGTTTAGCTGCAATGGCTAGACAAATGAAAATCGAATTAAATGTAGAAGATTTTCAATAATACAAAGAAATAAAAGGCGAGGGGATGAAACAAGCCCCTTTAAGATTAACTGGAACTAGGAATGAGAAAACTAACAAAAAATGCATACAACAAAATCGTAAATTCTAAAATTTTAAATACAGGCTTATATAACGGACGTAATGTTGAAGAAGCAGAAGATTGTGACGAACTATACGAACATTTACAAGAAATCAAACAAGACTACCAACCTAATTTATTAACGGCTTTCAACGCAGATGCACATATCGCCTTCAATTATTTGAAGTTTGAAGAAGTATCCGATGACTATGATATAGACTTTGATCAAGACGACTTTTATGGAAGCAACACAGAAAACATGCACGATATAAACGATCACTTTGGAAAATTTTAATGCTTCCTTTGTTGATTACCACATACGCTCTATTTGCATTCCTAATGACGTTACAGCTCATTGAAGTTAAGTTGACACCAACACATCAAACTACACTTTTAAAGCTCGTACTGCTTCAGTCATTAGGTGTTAAACGCATCCACGAAAACAATTTTAAATAGTTTATTTTCCTACCCTGTTTCCGCAATGGAGCAGGGTGCTTTTAATTTAATTCAAATTTAGACTTTAAATTATTATAATTTGATACGAATTTTTCGTTTCGTAGTTTAAGTTGAGTTAGCCCTTTTTTTACCTTTTCTACTTTTTTCTTTCTTGTCTCTAAATTATGTTCCTCATTGTCTCCATAGTTCGGTTCTGATAAATGGGCGTCTTGTACACATTGCAATGCTTCATTTATGGCTTCTTCAAAATCAGTGATATTTGATTCAAATAGATTTTGATGTAAGTTGTTCTTATTATTTCGAATATAGTCTTGTAGTTCACCAAGTCGCTCGTAGATTCTTTGCATTTTTAGCATATCTTGAAAGTTTTTTTCTGCACCAAACATGTCATAGTAATTATTAGATTCACACTCATGTACAAGCTGATAAATCTTTGACACTATTAACTGAAGGATTGGTAGTTGTTGGTCAAATTGCTCAATTGTTTTAACTGCTTCTTCAAATTTATACTGATTTTTCCATGCATCTAAAGACGTTATAACGAAATATAATCCCACTATTGCAATGTAGGCTGCAAGGAAATCTCCATAAGGCAGAAATTCAACACAATAGGAAGGCATACTTTTACAAAAGTCAGAATAAAATTCTACTAGGTAAATATATAGGGCATAGTAGATGGTGCTAGATAGTAGCCAAATTTCAATAGATAGCCTTATATCAAGTCTTTTAAAAATTCTAAAAAAATCCATTCCACACCATCTCTTTTGAATGTCGTTCTGCTACATCAATGATTATATATTTAAATTTTTCACTAAAATTAGGCGTATAGATTTTCCACTATTTCTATGGAATGGGAACTTTATACTCTTAATTTTTGGTCTAGATCTATCATTTGATTTTCTAACATTTCATTTAAAAAATCATAGCTATTGCTAAATTCATCATAGGTTAAGAAGAAGCTTTTTAAATCATTATCTTTAATATATTCAAAAAATTTATCTATTTCCTCAACGAAACAATTAATTTTCTCAAATTCAGTCTCTAATACAAAATCAGGAGTTATTTTCATATAGTACTTAAGGTCTTGCTCATAACTTATTGCAATAAAAGAAAGTTCTCTTCTTTTTTTTTGAATTTCTTTAACAACAAGATCATAGTCACTAATAAGCTCTGAAAAACTATTTATATTATGTGGATTATCATTTTCATTAATTGGAATTAAGAGGGAATGAACTCCTCTATAATGAACTTCATAGTAGTCAATATTTTCCCTTAATTTTTTTAACTGTATTTTAAAAGATTTTAGATCATCTTTTTCTAAGCTTATATTGTATTGTTCTTTCCAATCATTTAATAAATAGTATGCTGCGATTGGTGCAAATAAAGTAACACCGCCTACCAATACATTTGCAATTAGTGCTCCATCTAACTCTTTTGTATTTGGAAGATTTACAATAATACAGATGACAACAAGACAACCTACAAAGATTGCTACTAAAGCCCCTGCTAAGTTATTAACAATCTCATTTTTATCTGACATGAATCAACCTCTAGTTTTCCGTCCATTTTAACCTTTACTTTTTACAAATTAAACACTTATTTAGCTGGATCATATAAATTATAATTGTTATTATCGTTGTATAAATTCAACGAAAATTAGAGTTATAAATGAGTATATTTGTAGTAGCAAATCAAAAAGGTGGGGTAGGCAAGACAACACTTGCAACGAACCTAGCTGTAGCTCTCAGTAAAAAGGGTAAAACGATATTAGTAGATGGTGATGATCAACAATCTTCATTCCGTTGGAACAGCCGTAGAGAAGATAAGATTGATACGGTACATCTTAAAGACAATTTGAAAGAAGAATTATTAAAGCTAAATGAAACTTATGATTATGTCATTGTGGACGTTGCAGGAAAGGATGGAGTCGAGTTCCGTTCGGCTCTTGTTGTTGCAGACAAATTAGTTATCCCAACCCAACCAAGTCAAACCGATATTGAAGTATTACCATTTGTATTAAAGTTGGTTGCTATCGCTAAACAAAATAATCCAAAACTTGAAACTTTTGTTGTTCTGAACAAAGCCCCATCTAATTCAAAATCAACAGAAGTTGAAGCAGCTCATGAGCTTCTAAATACAATCAAATCCGTTAAGACTTTAAAAACTATTATCCGTGACCGTAAGCAATTCCGTGATGCAATGATTGACGGATTGAGTGTATTGGAAATGAATAGCTCAAAAGCCAAAGATGAATTTAATGACTTTCTTGTGGAGATTATCTAATGGCTAAAAGACCATTTAACATTGGCTTTGACACTGAAGAAAGTCCAAACGTAGATGCATTCATTAACAGTGCAGGATCAGGTGAAGTGGTTGCTGAATCAGTCAGTAAACCTAAAAAAAGTAATCAAATTAAAGATCGTGAACGCATTCGTGCTGAAGTTTTAAAAAGTTCTAAGTCCGATATACAGCCTGAACGCCAACCTAAAAATGGTCGAAGTAAGTCCGTTTATTTTGAGAATAATTTAAACAGCAGAGATCGAAAACCATTTTATGTTGGGACAGCGATTAATGTTCCACTATTTGTCGAAGAATTTAGGTTAATTGAGGAAGCTTTTAAGGGCGATGATAGTACAACAGCAACCACGCTTACTGACTATATTCGAGAGGTTCTGAGATCAAAAGCCGAAGCAGTTTTGTCACCTGAAAAATATTCTGAAATTGCAAATCAAAAATTGAATATGGTATCAGTCAAAGAAGAATAAACAGAATCCTCTAGTGACCAATCACTAGGGGATTTATTACTTTATTTTTTAAATCAGAAATTTTTCCTTGATGTGGAAGTACCATAAATGTAGGTACATACATTATTGCAAGTCCAATCAGTGTAATGATAAGTACGCTCAAAGCTTTTTTTAAATGAATAATATCTGGTGAAATTTCTTGGTTCATTGCAAAACATAGAGCTGCACAACTAAAGCCAAGCATTGTCGAAATCATAAGATAAACGAAATCAATGCATGAAAATATAAGCCTTTTAAATAAAGATTTTAAATCAAGTTGAGAATCAGTTGCCATCATATTCAATGCTGTTAAAAGCCCTACAATGGAAAATATACCAAGAATAGTTAATGCGATACTTTCTGCACTAAAAAATTCGGTATACAGTAAAATGAGATTTTCTAACTTTTTTTCATTTGAGAAAAGATTTGTTCCCAAATACGTCGAAATGAATGCACCTGAACTAATACAAATAAAAACTAAAAATTCAAACCCTACGAATTTCCAATAAGTAGTTTTTTTCTCGATATAGTGAGTTTCTGGATTATAGTTTTCTAATCCGCTATCTTTCTGATTTTTTGAAATTTCATTTTCATCATTCATATATTGTTACTTTAGTTATGGGTATCAGTAAACAATGCAATATTTTCCGATTTATGACAATAGGTTAGAGTCTTAGGTTGTCACAAAGATCAGCCCTAAAGGTGATCAATCTCTAGGGCAGTACTATTATAAATGAGGCAGTAGTAATTCCATGTATACAGTACAAAGTTCATCATCAATTGCTTTTGGATATTTTGTACTGAGTGTTTCATAAGTTTGATCAAAACGGTAGCCACTATTCTTGTCCACATTTTTATCATTCTTGAACCCTAAGCTTGTCAAATAACGCCCTAAAGATCGTTGTGTGATGGGTGCATCCTTGATTTTTAAGATCGAGATTAAGCGGAATAATTCTTTCGTTTGTATACCAATATTTGACTTTTCAGCATAAATACTTAGTACTGCTTTGACCCCTGCCAAGAGATCTTTTGTACTGTAATCAGTACTATCATCATCTGTACCATCATAAAATTCTGGCTCAATGGGTGCATTGTACTGTCGCACATTTACATAGTACTGCACATCTGGAAAGTCAAAATCTTGATCATAAAAATCTTGATTATTGATACAAGTCATTAAATGTCTTACATATTTTTCATCAATTAAGGAAGCAAGGTCGAACATATTACGCCACACATCACCTTCACGCCCTATTAGTACTGCCTTTTGTGGATAGTCAACGCATGAAAAATAGTACTGCAATTTTGTACTGTACTTCTCTAACGTATTTTTTAGAACTTCAGCTTCAGCAATTAAATGATCAAGTGGCAATTCTTCAAATCGCATTTCAAGTTTTTTATTACTAGGTGTGCGTCTTAAAGGAATACGAATACTACGGCTTTGTGTTGATGGTTCTAATTTTGCAAGTACATTGATACCTGAAAGACAACGAAATCCGTAAGTAGATTCGCTTGATCGGGCATTAATGGATTTTGCACCACTTGATTCAAAGCTCGTATTTAAAAAGGTCGTAATCTGACGCAGAGAAGCAGTGGAAATACTATCCATTTCATCGAGAAAAAGAATTTCGCTATTATCGAGCTGCTTTAAACCAGCTTTAGTAAAATCGGTATAACGATAATCTGGTTCTCGCCCACTCATCACAATTAAAAATTGTTGCAGTGTGGTTTTTCCGCAGCCACGATCAGGTGCATCTATCACAAGTAAAGGTGCATAACGTAAGTGATCTTTCAAATAAGTGAGAAATAACCACAAGATAAATACCGTTCGATAGGCTTCAGCAATATAAATACATTTTACAGAAATTGTCCAAATTTCGTTAAAGATGGCTGTCAATTCTTCACGCACATCTGCATAGCTATCTGCAATTGTTGGAGCGATTACAATTGGAGTAGCATTTTCAATCTGTTCAGTTGTTGGAGTTGTTAAGTCGGTCATATTTTTTCCTTTTGGGGGGATATAGGGAACGTCCTTGCAAGTGACTAAGCAGAATATAACGCCTAAAAATAAACTTGTACACTCCTAATTAGAGATTTTTATATAATTATAGGTTTTTAATTATGCTATAATGCTACTAATAGTTATGTAATGGTGTGTGGAATAATGAAACTTGATAAGGAAACAGGTCTTTACTATGACCTAGACAATGGAAGTGTATTTGCCGATAAGGAAGGCAAACAATTTTTAGGAAGTTTTAGCCCTATCAGCATAAGCAAAGAAAGTTTGAGATTATTTTTGCTGAGTATAAAATTTAGTGATGATCCTAAAGAATCCGCTAAAATTAGAAAAAAACAAATGATTCAAGATATTCATGATTTACCTTATATAATAGCTACACCTGAACATTTATATTCTTATGTGCTGTATAAACTTAGAAAATTATCGGGGTATACTCAGGAAGTAATGGCATTAAGTATTGGTATGTCAAAATCGACTTATAATAAAATTGAAAATAGAATATTGTCTGCATCCTTGAATAATCTACACGTGATTATGTATTTATTCCAAATCACACCTGTTGAATTTTCTCAACTGTATTGGAGTATTGAAACTGTAGTTAGCAGAATCGGTAACTTTTATATTCCTTCCAAAAATTCAGATTTAAATTCTGACACTGAAATATATTTAGATAATACAAATTATCCTGATTATGAAAGAACTACACCAGTTCATTTATATGATGAAAAAATACCATCGGATATTCTAAACAAACTGGATATTGGTTTTCAGGAAGTGTTATTGGAAGGCAAAAAACGTAATGCTGCACTTGAAGAAAAAAAGAGGGAGCAAAAATCAGAGGATTTTTAGGACATAAAACGACACATGAGTTGTCATTTTCACCTCATTTTTAAAAATAAATAGATCCAAAATTTAAATTATATTTTTGAAAACTACGGTGTAATACACCGTAATATATAGACTTATATAAAGACCTATCAATTTTTTGGCTTTGTAAAATGTTCAAGAATCTCACCAAATGACAACTTATGTGTCATTTGATGTGATATCTCATAAACGTCAAACAATTAAGATATCAATCAATCATTTATTGATTCGGTGAGTAAATGGTTTGTCTTACACCAGCACCATACCAGCACGTATCTGATGTTGGATTATTGGTATCATAGTTTTCCCATGGTCTATTTCTGCATATATCATTGTTATCAACTTTGGGTTTTACGGGGCATATTTCGTAAAAAGGGCAACATATATTGGATATTTCGGATGTATCCATAAGTCCACCATCTTTTTTAATATGAAGTAAGAGGAAGTGCAGTGCAGCATGAAATTGTTGCCAATTTTCTAAATGCACAGCTTCGCCCAAGATTATTAATTCCCTATTAACCGATTGATCTATGATTTCATTAGTAGCTAGTGGAACCATCATTGCACATGAGCTGTACTTGTTTAATACATCAAGATAGTTGTTAGGATTTTCCTTTAATTGATTTAAGATCTCAAATTCCACAAACGGGTTGCTATATCTGATTTCTAGATTTGTTTTAATGATATTAAATACAGACTTGACTGATAGCCCAATAGTGTCATCGACTGGGAAATACTGTTCTATCCATTTTTCACTTAAATTTAATGTTTCGATGAGATTACTTTGCTTTAAATTATTTTCTGTAAATTCAATTAAGCATGTTTCAGCACTTTTTCCTTTTGATTGATAAGTCTTGATTTGATGTATAAGTATTTCTAAATGCGTAAAGGAATCGACTGCAATGAGTAAGGTAATCATCATACGAATACAATCATCATTACTGAGATTAAGCTCGAAGTACTTCAGTAATAATTCGATCATTCGATAAGGAACAATAGGTGGCTCACTAAAGGAATCGAATTTAGAATCGCTGGTGTCTAATGGTTGCAAATCTTCAAAGAGTTTTTTTTCTAGTAGATATGCTAAATTTTCAAAAATCTCCAATGCACCAATTTCTATTGTTTGAGTGTATTCAGGCTGATCTTTGATTCTAATTTGGCAAATGTATGTATGTAAAGTTACATTGGCATATTGTGTAGATTTTAACTTAGCATTAAATATTTCTAATGTATTAAAATCCCGCTTATTTATATTCCTTAAATCACATCCATTATTCATATTTGTTCTTGAGTGGGCTAATATCGATTTATGTATGTCGATATCTTGATTGTATTCGGTGTGATCAATAGTTTTTCCATTAATATTTGAATTGTGAAAATATGTCCAAAGGGATGCGGTTGATAAAAAAGTTGTCATACCAAAATTTGTGGAAACATTGTGGAAATAGTGAAGCCACTCATGAATTAGAACACAAAATAAAGCTCTATTAAGACCTTCAGTGTGGAAGTTGGTAAAATCTTTATTAAGTTTAATTAGCATAAAGTCTGGTTTGTAAGCATTTCTCATATTTGTATCTAAAAAATAAAATTATTATATTTCATTAAACTTTTTTGAGTATTAATTAATGACATTACATCTGTCATTTGACGTAGGATAGTTACACAACACTAACAAAGTATCGGATTTAACATAATGACTATTATGCGAAATCAAATTTATTAAATATATTTTTATCAATTACTTATATAAGTCTGCAATTCTAGTAATTACGGCTTTTTTAATGCCTTGACAAACATTGTGATATTTTTTGCCAATCGTTTCAAGTGTGCCATTTACTCAATGTTGTGTTTTGTAAAAATATGCTTAAAAAAACCCCATCTTGACAGATAGGGTTTCGAGTATCGAATTATTGTATTTTAGGCTAAGTTTTCACGTACAAATTCAGGATCAATAATAAATAGCTTAATCAATGATTGAGCAGCTTTAGATGGTCTTCTTACGCCTTGTTCCCAAGATTCAAGAGTACGTTTTGATGTTCCTAGGATCTCTGCAAATTGCTCTTGTGTCAGTTTTGCTTTTCTACGAGCTAAAGCCACGTCTGTTTCAGTAATCACAGTTCTATGAGCCGCATTATTCGCTTTCATATCTGCAATACCTTGCAGTATTTCAGCACCTAAATCTCTGCTTGCTTCATAAGCTTCGAGTTCTTTATCAGTCATTAAACGAGTCATTTAGTGCCTCCGCCAATTTCTTGAGCGTATTCTTGTCAATCTGCTTAATCGTATCTTTACTATATAAAGTCAGTAACCAAATTTCACCATTGGCTAAACGATTATAGTAAATAACTCTTGTACCGCCTTGTTTACCTTTACCACCCCACCTGATTTTACGGATACCGCCTGCATTAGGCTCAACTTCACCCGCTTCAGGATTATCAGCTAAATAGATTTTAAACTCGTTATATTGTTGTTTTGTCCAATATTTAGGGTATGCAGTAGTAAAGAAAATTGTTTCACAAATAGTTAACATTTAAAAAATCATTACTGCTTTGTAGTATTATTCTATACTACTATGTAGTATAGTCAACTTTTATATAATTTCCTGCATTTAGCCTAAGCGATTTAGAAATTTAATACGCCAAATATTGTCGTAACAGTGGCAATACGACTTCCTTAAATATGTAATTTTATGCTGATTATTGTTATATTCGTATCATTAAAACAAAGGAATAGCGTTATGAATAACAAAATATTAAAGGACAAGGCTCATACATACCTTTTGGGCAGTTTGTCAGGAATACGTTCACAAATTGATAGAGGAAGTAATCCTAAATACATTTTTGATGCATTGAGAGAAATTCAAATCCAAGCTGATTTTGCAAATTATTTAAGTCTAATTTCAGAAGATGAATATTTAGAGCTTAAAGAAAAATGGTATCACTATTCTGAGTTGTTAAAAAATCTTGATTAGAATGGACTGATTAACACAAAAGTTATGAGATATCCTATTTAAAAAAAGCCCCTACTGTTTAAGGTAAGAGCTTCTACTTCATTCGTAGTGATAACGGCAAGAAACTACTGTTATCGCTGCGTCTGTTACTTCATAGACTAGTCTATTTTTCTCATCTATCCGTCTACTCCAAAACCCTGATAAATCACCGAGTAATGGTTCAGGTTTTCCAATACCTTCAAATGGGGTTCTCAGGCATTCTTTAATCAAAGCATTAACTCGCTTTAATGTTTTCTTGTCTTGAGTTTGCCAATAGACATAATCATCCCAAGCTGAAGGCGTAAAACTAGTCTTCCGTTTCATCTAAAAGTTCTCTTTCGATTGCTTTAGATGCTCGTAACTCTGCAATTGATTTAGCCAAATGAGCTGCGTTACTTGGAGAAGACATAAGGTGTAATGTTTCCATTACGCTGTTGTAATAGTCTTGACCCATCACAACGGCATGTTGACCTTCTTTTCTTGTAATGACTGCTACATCTGAATCATCAATAACTTTATCTAAAACAGATTTTAGATTTTGACGAACATCTGAGTAAGTAAATATTTGCATATTATTCATCCATTACGTTTAGTCACCGACCATCGTAATTGCCATAAAGCAAAAATCCCTGATTTTCGCTATGACTCCAATAGAAAAGATAGTCCCTGACTTCTATTCATGTTTTCGTTATAAATAATCACCGATTATTTACATGAATTTATTGTACAATATTTTGTACAATATGTGAAGCCCTTCGATTGTTAAATTAAATCGTAACGGCTGTTTAAAATTTTTGATTATTTCTTGCATTAAATGATATTTATGCTATTGATATGAATCCCCTTTTTAAGAGGTCATGGTCATGTCTGTTTCAACTTTAAATGATAGTGAAAAAACTATCACGTTGCCTGATGTAATTGAGTTTGAAAGTGGTGAATCCGTTCCAATAGAAGAAGTTTCTGTAGCCCCTGTTTACGATGAAGATCGGGTTATTGTTGCTATTAACATTACTGCGGAAGTTGAAGGTAGTGGTACAGTCACTAATCATGTGAGTGTCGGAAGTTTCGATGTAACAAATTCAGATGTTGGTTTGTTTAATGAAAATCCTGACAATTATGAACATCCTGTTGATGACTGTTCTTATGACACAGAAAACCCTATTTCTGATGAAACTTTAGATAAAATTATTGTTATACCTAAGTAAATAAAAAAGCCTCAACTCGTTAAAGTAGAGGCTAAGTTGTTATTTTGGATACTGTTTGAATGGTAGTTGCCAATGCGGAGCGTCTTTAAAATTCTTCCAATCACCACCGCCATTCAATCGGTATCTCAAGTTCTTTTGAAGCCTGTTTCATGGCTTTTTCTATGATGTAGTAGTATTTCCAATCCCAAGAAATAGTACCTTGCTTGTTGACAATGACCCAAGCAGCCAGGTCCACAGCATGTCCTGTTAAATGACGACTGTTCATGGTTGTTGTTTTCTTTTCTTTCAAAAGTTGTGCTTGTCTTGCTTTGGTTCGCAAACCTTCAATGACTGTAAAATCACATTCAGTTAGCTCTATCGCTCGGTGAACGATTTTGACTAAATCAGGATGCACACCGTTCTAAAGTTTTTAAGCTTTTAGCACCAAGTTTATAGGTCATTTTTAGTTTCATCCTTGATGATTTGTTTTACATCTTTCATGTTTTTATGGAGTTGTTTCTTAAAGTATTTGCATACGACTTCTGTACCGAGAGTTCCTAGTATTGCAGC